GATGTTATAACAGATACTGGAACTTACACAGTGCAAGCAGTTGTTAATGATTTTGCCGTTGGAGGAACACAATATGATGTAAAATATTCTGGAATTATGAGCTGGCACGCTGGTAGTACAAACGACACTGGACAAGGTACTGAATCTGAAATAGTGTTGCATCGAAACGGTCACGCTTCTAACCAAGGTATTATATACTTAAGAACAAGAGAAACAGCAAGTGCTGAAGGTAATGAATTAAAGCTTGAAATTATGTGTAACAGAACGTATAGCGCAGCTAGTAACGTAGTATTTAAATTTGTAAGATTAATATAATATGGCATCAAGAATAGATTATTCACAGAATAGAAAATTATATGTAGGCACTACATCTGAGTTGTCAGTTGCAGATGGCGGTGTTGTAGTAGACAACCAATTAATTCTTGGGGGTACAAGTTCTAGTTATATGTTAGATGTATTGTCAAGCGCTTCAATCGGAAGTAGAAACGTAGGGACTAACACTACTAATTTTGAAAACAAGTTAGTGGTTGCGGGTAAAAATAATTATTCTGACGGTACTACTTGGTATGGTGATTATGGACAAATATTATTAAGCTCTACTTCTAATATGACAGGTAGTGCGAGACAGTTTTTAATAACCAATGCCTTAGATAATAATAAGTTTGCAATTATCAGATCTGTTGATGCAACTACAAATCCAGTTACAAATTCAACAGGCACAGGGGTTAATAGTGGTACTGCTGATTTAGTTATAGATAATACAGGTAAGGTGGGTATTGGAGCAACATCTCCTTTAAGAAATCTTCACGTTGTAGGTAACTTTGCTGTTAATGCTGCAACTGATGAATACTATGGCGTTAATATAATGGGAGGCGAACAAGCTGATCCAAAAATAACAATAGGGGATTGGCATAATGCAGGATCTACACTTATGTGGGATAGCTCAGCAAGAACTTTAAGTATAGATACTCAATATAGCACAGGAGCAGGTACGTTTAAAGTTACTGGTAATGATGGAGCTTCTACATTTTTAAATATTTCAACTATAGGTAACGTTGGTATTAGTGACGGAACTAATAACGCTAAGTTAGGGGTAAGCGGGGGAGCTGTAAAAATTAAAAACATAGTAAGCAGTTCGCCAGATTCACAGTTAAGAAGAAATATAAACATTGCTTCATTTGCTAAAGGAGGAGCTACAGGCACTGGTAAATTAGTAATTGAGACTCCAGCAATGACCCAAGGAGCTATGGGTAAATTTAAAATTTCAGGATGGCAATATGATGAGTCTTGGGATTTAACAGTATCAGGTTACCTTAGAATTGGTATTAATAGAGGATGGCAACAAATAGGCGGGGCTATACTTACAGGTAATCCACCGTTTGATGTAGATGAAGTTAGGCTGTGTTATAATAGTACTACAAATATTTTTTACATAATATTAGGTACTGATACTACTTTTTGGGATTACTACACAAGTGTTGTTATAGACGCAGATAGTATTTATTTAGATACTATACCTACAACTGGGTGGGATATGGAAATAACAACTTCTGACCCATCGGGATTAACCGACGATGTTACTTTAACAGGCATAGCAGAATATGGAAGTTCTAACGCTATAATTCCTGGATCAGTAGCTATTGGATCTTATAGTACAAACGGTAGACTTAATGTTACAGATGGTGATGCTGAAATGATTTTTGGCTCTGCATCAAGTGCAAGACCTTGGTTAAGACTAAAACATAACATTGCTCCTGCTGATGGGGAAGAGGTTGGTCTTCAAGATTTTAACGCATTCAATGATGCAGATCAAGACACAAGATATGCTATTTGGACAGCTAAAGCAGAAGATGTAACAGACGGAAGTGAAGACGGTTCACTTACTTTAATGACAATGGAGGACGGTACGTTAACAAATACTTTAACTGGACGTAGTGGAAAAGTTGGTATTAATACCACTAATCCTGCAAACGCATTAACCGTTAATGGAGATATAGGATATGTTGGTGTTATTGGTCAAGGAAATATCTATGGTAACACAGGCAATTCTTCTTATGCTAATATGCAGTTATACAATCCTTCAACTGGTTTTTCTACTTTTAACAATCAGTCTTATGGTTATTACTTTTTAACAGGTGGAGGTACTAAAGTAACTATTCTTAATAACGGTAATTTAGGAATTAATACGACTAACCCAATTTACAAACTAAGTGTATCAGGTGGTATAGAAGCTGGTGGCTTAGTTACATATTCAAAAGCAGCAGGAAGTTTAAGTACAACAGGATACGCTGTCGCTGGGTTAACAACTGGATTTAATGGTGCTTCTGCAGGATTTGAATTTAAATGTTATGGAAGTACGGGTAAATATCAAAGAATAGTATATAGTTGTTTTGGTGATGGAACAACTTGGCGACCTAGAAAAGTTATAGATGAGGGTACTAATGATTTAGATGTAAGTGCTTCAGCTGATGGCACTACAATTACATTTACATTTAAAGCAAGATCTTCAACTCAAAGTTATAGTCCAAGAGTTGTAGTACAAGCAACTGGTCACTCAATTAATTCAACTTACGCATAAAATATGGCACAAATAAAAAAAATAAGCACAGAGCTTCAAATATTAGATAAATTTTTAGATACAAGTGGAGATGCGGGTTTGTCAGGACAAGTTTTAAGTTCGACAGGCACTGGTGTAAATTGGTTTTCAGGTTTTAGTTCAGTATATTCTGTAGGAGCAGTAGGAAGTGGTGCTGCTTGGAGAAATATGGGGACGTTTACGGCAGCTCAAGGCGGTCAAAGTATTTTTATAAAAATTGTATCTAACAATGGCTATAACGCAAGTATAAGTCAAAACTATGAGGTATATCTAAGATTTAAAACATCTAATGGTGGTAGTACTGATGCAAATGGTTTTGCTGCTGATAGTAGTTTTTATACTACTGGTCCAAGTGGTTCTTTAGGTGGTGGTAACATAAAATGGGTAGGAAATGCAGCAGGCACTTCTGCAACAGCTTATACTTTATATGTACTTTTTCCTCAATTTACTGGAAATGGTAGTTTTTATGTTGTTGAAAATTCAGCTGGTACTTGGACTAACAGCGGAGCAACAGCTACAGATCCTGGGGCTGCCAGTTCTACTGTATTAATACCACCAGAACAATTTAGAGTTGGATCAACTGATTTTGTTGTAAATGGCGGCGGAGGTGATGCTTACTTTGCAAATAGTAAAGTGGGTATTGGAAATAGCGCTCCTCAATCAAAACTACATATAGAAACAGGTAGTGGAGGTACTTACATTCCAAACTCAAATCACGATGATGTGACTATTGAAGGTAGTGGAAATATTGGATTACAATTATTTAGCCCTAATACTACTTACCAGTATATCGCTTTCGGCGATCCTGATAGTGTTAACGCAGGCTATATAAGGTATCACCACGGAACCAACAAAATGGTGCTTAGAACAAATGGGGGTGATCGGTTGCATATAGACTCTTCTGGTAACGTTGGTATTGGTACTAGCACAACTAGTCCATCGCATAAGCTAGAAGTTAGAGATGGAACTATTAGTGGGGAAATAGCTAAATTTTCTGCAATCGGTGCCACAGTTGTTATTGAATCATCTACAGCAGGTAATGCCAAGCTGTTTTTAAAACCAAATACTACTGGTTCAAAAAGAGCTGAATTTAGGGTTACAGACGCTAATGATTATGGTTTTTTATGGACAGCTGACACTAGCACTAATGGAACTGCTTATATGGAATTAGAAGCAAGTTCTACTGGGGGTGGAGATTTAACAGTAAAAGGAGATGTAATAGCTTACGGTTCGCCTTCTGATAAAAAATATAAAGAAAACATCAAGCCAATTGAAAGCGCTTTAGATAAAGCAATGAAACTTCAAGGTGTTACATTTGATTGGAAAGATAATGATAGTATATTAGAAATAAAAAAAGATATAGGTTTTATAGCTCAAGATGTTCAAGAAGTGTTACCAGAACTAGTTAGAGAAAATAAAAAAGGAAATTTATCTTTAAGGTATCAAGGAATAACACCTATACTTTTAGAAGCTATAAAAGAACTAAAAGCTGAAATAGAGGAATTAAAGTTAAATAACTGTAATTGTAATAAGTAATGGCAATACCAACTTCAGGAGCATTATCTATGGAATCCATAGCGCAAGAGGCTTTATATGGTACTTGGGGATCAGGAACAATCACTGGTCCAATTTCTATGTACGATATGATAAATGGCGGAAACTCTCACGGTTCTGGTAATTCTTATCCAACTGTAAATACTGGGTGTACGCCAAATCCTGCAGATAGAGGTACATACAATTCTTTTACTATTTACGGTCCTGGAGGCAGTATTATAACATTATATACAACAGTAGCTTTAACAGCGGTAACAACAGGAACTATTATATATAGCAGTGTAAGCGGAGCTATTTATACAGGTGGAGGTGGATTCATAGAAGGACCATCAGGAACAGTTTGGTTTGGAGGCACTTGTAATTGTCCTGCAATATCAACAAACACAACAACAGGTGCAGTAACAGGAACTAGCTGTAGCTGCCCATAAAAGTATAAATTATGCCTATAGCTTATCCATATAAATTTTCAGACTGGTACGGTTATGATAAAGACTGTACAACAACAACATCGTTTAGTTCTGGCTCAGGGCAAGCAGACGCTAAGTTTATTTGTACTCAAACAGTTAACACAACAAAATATCACGATGGCAGCGGCACCAACCCAACTACAGGAGACACTGTTTATGATAATGCTGCGGGAACAACAACAACTGGAAACGGGTATTACACAGTTGGAAGTGGCTCTAATATATTAGGTTATTATAGAATAACAGGAGGGAGTGGAGTTGTTGCAAGTGTCGGAATATGCTCTCCTTAATGTATAATTAAAATTTGTATATTTGTACAAATTAATTAATTTAAAAAAAAATCAATGGCAATTATTTATAAATGGGATATCCCACAAATGAACGCTCACATTCAATCAGAAGGACAAGATAATGTAATTTACACAGTGCATTACAGATATACTGGCTCTGAAGAGTCTGGAGGTAAAACGTATTCTTCAACAAACATAGGAACGCAAAGCTATACGTATGTAGCAGGCGAGCCTTTTGTACCTTACGAAGATACAGAAGCTTTTGAGAACGTAGTTATCGGATGGTTAGAGGGATCATTGGATATTCCTGCAATTCAAGCTAATATATCTGCAAGTATAGAGTCTCAAATTACACCAGTAAATGAAGATTTGTATTTTACTTGGATGAATCCACAACCGCCTACCCCTCCTCCTGCTCCACCAGAGCCAGAAGCAGAAGAAGAAGCAGAAGTTGTTGACGATGAGTAAATAATATTTATTATATTTGTATATAAATTTAATCTAAAATAATCTAAAATGTCAAAAAACTTAACAAAAGAAGAGTTAGAAAATTTACAAGCTCTTAATCAAGAATTTACTCAAGTAAAATTAAAATTAGCTGATTCAGTTTATCAACAAGTTTTGTTTACTAAAGATTTGGACTCTATAAGAGAAAAATTTTCTTCAGTAGAAAAAGAATTAGCAGACAAGTACGGAGCTAATTCAGTAATTGATTTAGCAACTGGGTTAGTAAAAGATGCTGAAGAAGTAAAAAAAGAAAACAATAAAGAGTAAATAATAATATTTATGGCAAGAATTAGCAACACATCATCATATCCAATAATAGCTCCAGATGGTGCCGATTATTTTATATTGACTGATGCTGAAAATGACAACGCAACAAAAAACTGTTCTATAAGTAACCTACAATCTTATTTAGGTGTAGATACAGTTAAAGTTAGTGTATCGGTTTCAGCAGCTAATTTGCAAGTGTTATCTACTCCATATACTATTGTAGCCTCACCTGGTGCGGGTTATACTTATGATATTACAAATGTTTCTGTTTTTATGGATTTTAATTCGGTAGTATTTGACTTTTCGTCTGATGCTAGTTTAAAAATAGGATCTTATGTTGCTGGTACAATACCTCAATCAATATTAAATTCAGCATCAGATATAGTATATAAAATTCAGCCTGTTAGCGGTATATTAGCTGCTGACACACCGATAACCTTATCAGGTGGAAATGCTACAACTGGAGACGGTACTCTTTACATAAATATTACTTACAGAAAATTAAAATTAGACTCTACTTTTTAATTAAATGGACATAAGGAAAATTTCTATAGGGGCAGACTATAAGTCTAGTGCTATGCATTATATAGCTGGACAGGAAGTTCTTGGAGGAAATTATAAAATCCATTTAATACAAAAAGATGTTAACTTAGATTCTTATAAAATCTGGATTGAAAAATCTAATGAGATTTTATTATGGAAAGAATTTAATTCTAATATTCCAATTTCAATCGAATATAATATAAATTTCTAATGAAGTCACCTTTTTATTTCATTGTAGAACCACACAATGGAAGAAGGTATGATAATATTAAAAAGATAGGGGATATGAACTTAATAATGAGTTCGTCCAAAGAAGATCATACCGTTTCCAATAGGTTTGCAAAAGTTATTAGTACCCCCATAAACTACAAGGGAGAAATTATTCCAGGAGATATTTTACTGGTTCATCATAATGTTTTTAAATTTTATAATGATATAAAAGGTCGTCAAAAAAGCGGTAAAAGTTTTTTTAAAGACAATTTATTTTTTATAGAAGAAGATCAATTTTTTATGTTCAAACATAAAAATAAATGGAAATGTCATTCTAAATATGTAATGATTAAACCAATATTAAAAAAAGATTCTTATATTAAAGGTTCTAATACAGAAGAACCACTAACTGGTATTATAAAATATATAAATTCTGAACTATTAGAAAAAGGATTAAAAGAAGGTGACACTGTATGTTTTGAGCCTGAAAGCGAATATCCTTTTATTGTAGAAGAAGAAAAATTATACAGAATGTTTACCAACAATATAGTGATGGTTTTATAGTATGGATGTTAAAGAAATAAAATTACAAATAATAAAAGCAGGTGAAAAAGCTGTTATGCAACTTATAAAGGTTGCTGAAGAACATATTATTAAATACGGAGAAGATGATGAGTTAGCTGCTGATAAATTAAAAAATGCAGCAGCCACAAAAAAGCTAGCAATATTTGATGCTTTTGAAATATTAACTAGAATAGAGGAAGAAAAAAACTTAATAGAAGGAATAAGTAAACCAAGTAATAATACATCTCAAGGATTTGCAGAAAGAAGATCAAAATAGCTTATATGTAAATTTACCTAACTACATACCAAAAAGTATTGTTACAAATAAAAACAAAGCTAAAAACTGGGAGTATGGGTACAATGAAAAATATAATGTTATTGTTATATCTAAAAATGGAAAAATAGGAGATGTTATTTCTATAAACGGACTGGCAATTGCCTTGCCTGAAAAACCAAAGAAAATATATAAAAGGTCTGAAACTAAATCAGAACAATACTGGGAGTCTTTTAACGTTCCTTCTTTGCTAAAAAAAATACCAACAATATTTCAATGGAATCAAACCTCACCTAATTTTAAAAATCAGTGGGTAGAATATATTGAGTCGGAGTTTGATAAAAGAGATGAAGGTTTTTGGTTTATGAATAATGGTAAACCTACTTATATTACTGGCTCTCATTATATGTACTTGCAGTGGACTAAAATTGATATTGGATTACCAGATTTTAGGGAAGCAAATAGAATTTTTTATATTTATTGGGAAGCCTGTAAAGCAGACAAAAGAAGTTTTGGCATATGTTATTTAAAAATTAGACGTTCTGGATTCTCATATATGGGTAGTGAAGAATGTGCTAATATAGCTACAATATCTAAAGATTCTAGAATAGGTATTTTATCTAAAACAGGAGCTGATGCAAAAAAAATGTTTACAGATAAAGTGGTCCCTATATCTAACAATTATCCTTTCTTTTTTAAACCAGTGCAAGATGGTATGGACAAGCCTAAAACAGAATTAGCTTATCGTGTACCAGCCTCTAAGATTACTAAAAAAAATATGTATGAAGAGGATGAAAAACAAATAGAAGGATTAGATACAACTATTGACTGGAAAAATACAGGAGATAACTCTTATGATGGTGAAAAATTAAAACTACTTGTTCACGATGAAAGTGGTAAGTGGGAAAAACCAAGTAATATTTTAAATAACTGGAGGGTAACAAAAACTTGTTTACGATTAGGTAGCAAGATTATAGGAAAGTGTATGATGGGATCTACATCTAACGCATTAGATAAAGGTGGTAACAACTTTAAAAAACTATATAACGATTCTTCAACAAATCAAAGAAACTCAAATGGTCAAACTAAAAGCGGGTTATATTCACTTTTTGTCCCAATGGAGTATAATATGGAGGGGTTTATAGATATATATGGTATGCCAGTTTTAGAAAACCCAAAATTACCCAAGCTGGGTATTGATGGGGAAATGATTACTAAAGGTGCTATTACCTATTGGCAGAATGAGGTAGACTCTTTAAAAAATGATGCAGATGCGTTAAATGAATTTTATAGACAATTTCCAAGAACAGAGTCACACGCATTTAGAGATGAAAGTAAACAGTCTTTGTTTAACTTAACAAAAATATATCAGCAAATAGATTACAATGATTCTTTAATAAAAGACAGATTTTTAACTAGAGGTAATTTTAGTTGGAAGAATGGAATTAAAGATGGAGAAGTTTTATGGAGTCCAGATACTAGAGGTAGGTTTTTAATTTCTTGGACGCCTAAAAAACAATTGCAAAATAATAGTTATATTAAGAACGGCAGAAAATACCCAGGTAATGATCATATAGGTGCATTTGGTTGTGATAGTTATGACATATCAGGAACTGTAGGTGGTGGAGGATCTAATGGCGCTCTTCACGGAGTTACTAGGTTTAATATGGATGATGCTCCTAGTAATGAGTTTTTTTTAGAATATGTGGCTCGTCCTCAAACTGCTGAAATTTTTTTTGAAGAAGTATTAATGGCTTGTGTTTTTTATGGTATGCCTATTTTAGTTGAAAATAATAAACCTAGATTATTATATCATTTTAAAAATAGAGGTTATAGAGGCTATAGTATTAATAGACCTGATAAAGCATATAATAAATTATCTAGAACTGAAAAAGAACTAGGAGGTATACCAAATTCAAGCGAAGATGTTAAACAATCTCACGCTGCGTCTATAGAGTCTTACATAGAAAAATATGTAGGAATTGATTTTAGTGGAGATTATAGAGACCCTGATTTAATTGGAAATATGTATTTTAGTCGTACTTTAGAGGATTGGGCAAGGTTTGATATTAACAATAGAACTAAGTTTGATGCAACTATTAGTTCTGGGTTAGCATTAATGGCTATACAAAAGCATTTGTATCAAGCCGTTAAAAAAGAGTCAAAAATAAAGTTTAACTTTGCAAGATATGACAATAAGGGAAGTTACAGCAAAATTATAAGGTAAATGCAAGATGTAAAAATAGACATTAATCCTATGGGTTTTCCAAGTCAGTTCGTTTCTGATTCAACAAAGAAAACTCTAGAGTTTGGATTACAAATAGGGCAAGCCATACAGTACGAGTGGTTTAGAAAAGACGGAAACACAAATAGATTTTATAATCAATGGGGTGACTTTCATAGACTAAGACTTTATGCTAGAGGCGAACAGTCTGTATCTAAGTATAAAAACGAATTAGCAGTAGATGGTGATTTAAGTTACTTAAACCTTGACTGGACTCCTGTACCTATAATACCAAAGTTTGTAGATATTGTTGTTAATGGAATGTCAGATAGGATATTTCAAGTAAAAGCATATGCACAAGATGCTATGTCTATGGATAGAAGAAATGAGTATCAGCGTATGATAGCTGCTGATATGGCTTCTAAAGAATTAATTACTCAAGTAAATAAAGATTTTGATGTTAATGCTTTTTCTAGTAATGTAGATGAGCTACCTAACGATAGTGAGGAGCTAGCTTTACATATGCAGATGAAGTATAAGCCATCAATAGAAATAGCAGAAGAAGAAGCTATAAATACTGTATTCGAAGAAAATAGGTATTTAGAAATTAAAAGACGTTTAGATTACGATCAAACAGTTTTAGGTATATCTGTAGCTAGACATTCTTTTTTACCTGGTGATGGAATAAAGATAGATTATGTTGATCCAGCTAATTTAGTTTATAGCTATACTGAAGATCCTCATTTTAAAGATTGTTTTTATTGGGGTGAAATTAAAACACTACCAATAATTGAGTTAAAGAAAATAGATCCAACTCTTACTAAAGAGGATATGGAAGAAATTTCTAAATACAGTCAAAGCTGGTATGATTATCACAATACATCTCAGTTTTATAATAATAGCTTATTTAGTAAAGATAGTGCTACTGTTTTGTTTTTTAATTACAAAACCACAAACACATTTACTTACAAAAAGAAAATTAATAATGTAGGTGCTGAAAAGGTTATTGAAAAAACAGATGATTTTAATCCTTCTGTTGAAATGATGGAAGAGGGGAAATTTAAAAAAGTTTCAAAAACTATTGATGTATGGTATGAGGGAGTTATGATTATGGGAACTAACATTATGCTAAAGTGGGAGATGGCAGAAAATATGGCACGACCACAATCAGCTAGTCAAAATGTATATCCAGAATATATAGCTTGCGCTCCTAGAATGTATAAAGGTGTTGTTGAATCTTTAGTAAGACGTATGATTACGTTTGCTGATTTGATTCAGATTACACATTTAAAATTACAACAAGTATTATCTAAGGTTGTCCCTGATGGTGTTTTTATAGATGCTGATGGATTAAACGAAGTTGACCTTGGTAATGGAGCTGCTTATAATCCAGAGGATGCATTGAGAATGTATTTTCAAACAGGTTCTGTTATAGGTAGGAGCTATACTCAAGATGGAGATTATAATCAAGCTAAAGTTCCAATTCAACAATTAACAGCTAGTTCTGGTCAATCTAAAATACAAAGTTTAATAGGTACATATAACCATTATTTAAATATGATGAGAGATGTTTCAGGATTAAATGAAGCTAGAGACGGATCCTTACCAGATGAAAACTCATTAGTAGGATTACAGAAAATGGCTGCATTAAATAGTAATACAGCTACAAGACATATTTTGCAAGCAGGTTTAAGTATTACTCAAAATTTAGCAACTGCATTATCATCAAGAATAGCTGATGTTTTAGAATATGCTGACTTTAGAGAAGAATTCATAAATCAAATTGGTAAATACAATGTATCTGTATTAAATGAAATAACAAATTTATATTTAAGTGATTTTGGTATTTTTATAGAGGTAACTCCTGATGAAGAAGAAAAGGCTATGTTGGAAAAAAATATTCAAATGGCATTACAAAGAGACTCTATAAATTTAGAAGATGCAATTGATATTAGGGAAATTAAAAATTTAAAGGTTGCAAATCAAGTTCTTAAATTAAAAAGAAAAAGAAAACAAGAAGCTGAAGAAAAAGCAAAAGCAGCTGCAGCTCAACAACAAGCTCAAATAAATCAACAATCTCAGCAAATGGCAGCACAAGCAGCTATGCAAAAACTGCAAGCAGAGACTCAAGCAAAAGTTCAGTTACAGCAAAGTGATATGCAGTTCCAAGTACAAAAAATGCAAGGAGAAGCTTCTATTAAGTCAGAGTTAATGAAATTAGAGTTTGACTTACAGATGAAACTTAAAGGAGTTGAGGTCGAAGCAATGTCTAAAAGAGAGGATCAAAGAGAAACTGCAAAAGCTGAGAGAATAAGTCAAGCAAATACTGAACAATCAAAATTAATACAACAACGTAAAAATAATTTAGCTCCAGTTAATTTCGAATCTAAGGAAGATAGCTTAGATGGTTTTGATTTAGCGGAGTTTGAACCAAGATAAATATTAAAAAATATATTTAAATAAATGTTAACTTTACAAAAATAAAATCAAATGGAATTCAAACAAGTAAAAGAGGTTTCTCCTATAGAAGAGAAATCAACACAAGAAGTTGAACAGAATCTTTTAGATAAACACGAAGAAAGTTTAAAAGTATCTGATGTCAATGAAAATGTTTCAGAAATAAGTAATACTGTAAAAGAAACAACAATAGAAGAAAATAAGGCAGAACAGGATATTGCTGATTTGCCAGAAATAAAAGACGAGGATGTACTTTCTTATATTAAAGAAAGATATAATAAAGATATTTCTTCAGTAGATGAATTGTTTTCTGAACAAGAAAAAAACAGTCCATTACCTGATGAGGTTTCTAAGTATCTAGATTTTAAAAAAGAAACAGGTAGAGGATTTGAAGATTTTATTAAAGCCAATAAAAGCTATGATAATTTAGAAGATGATCAAATATTAAAAGAGTATTACTCATTAACTGAATCAGATTTAGATTCTGAAGATATTCAATATCTTATGGAAGATAAGTTTGGATATGATGAAGAAGTGGATGATGATAGAGATATAAAGAAAAAAAATATATCTAAAAAAAGAGAACTTGCAATAGCTAAGAAATATTTAAGTAAGCTATCGGAAACATATAAAACTCCTCTTGAGTCAAGTGGGGGTTCGTATTCGGAAGAACAACTTAAAGAAATCAATGCTTACAAGGAATATGTTCAAAAGGCTCAAACTGAAGTAGAGTCCAACAAAAGAAAGTCTGAGTACTTTCAGAAAAAAACAGATGAGGTTTTTAACTCCGAGTTCAAAGGTTTTGAGTTCAAGGTTGGAGATAAAAATGTAATTTATTCATCTGGTGATGCAAATGAGATTAAGTCAAAACAAGTCAATGTACAGAGTTTTATAAATCAGTACATAGGTGAAGATGGTTTAGTTAATGATGCACAAGGTTGGCACAAAGCATTAAACGCAGCAATGAACCCAGACAAACTAGCTCAGTATTTTTATGAGCAAGGCAAGGCAGATGCCATAGGTGATGTTTCGAAAAAAAGTAAAAACATCAATATGAGCTTGAGGCAAACACCTCAATCGTCTCCACAGCAAGGGTTTCAAGCAAGAGCGGTTAATACAGACTCAGGAAGAGGTTTGCGAATAAGGAGTAAAAACAAAAATAATTAACAATTAAAAAATTTTAAAATGGCAGGATCAATAGCAGCAAATCCTACTTTCGCACTACAGCCTAGTGCAGAGCAGGTAGTATTACAAACAAACTATATCACTAATTTTGATTTCTTAAATCAATATTTACCAGATACTTATGAAAAAGAATTTGAAAGATATGGAAACAGAACAGTAGCATCATTCTTAAGAATGGTAGGTGCTGAAATGCCTTCTAACTCTGACCTTATCAAATGGGCAGAGCAAGGAAGATTACACACTAAATATGTAGACGTAGTTTCAGCAGCAGCTGCAGGGTCTAACACAGCAGTATTAACTATAGGTGACGTATTAGTGCCAGGAAGCGGATCAATCGCTTTAAGAGTAGGTCAAACAATTATGATCTCTGATAACACAGCAGCTTCAGTTTTAACTAACAAAGCATTAATTACTGCAGTAGATACAGCTAACGCAACTATTACTGTAGCTTATTATGAAGCGGGAGGTCAAGCAGTAGCGGCAGCAGTTGTTACTTCTTTATTTGTATATGGTTCTGAATTCCAAAAAGGAACAAACGGAATGCAAGGTCAATTAGAAGCTGATGATGATATTTACAGCAATTCACCAATTATCATAAAAGATAAGTATGCGGTATCAGGATCTGATATGGCTCAAATTGGATGGATTGAGGTAACTACAGAAAACGGAGCAACTGGTTTCTTATGGTACTTAAAGTCTGAACACGAAACAAGATTAAGATTTGAAGACTACTTAGAAACAGCTATGGTGGAAGCAGTTCCAGCAGCAGCAGGTGGTGGTGTTGCAGCAATTGCAGCAGGTGTAGCTTCAGGAGTTGGTAACAAAGGATCTGAAGGTTTATTCTATGTAGTAAACAACAGAGGTAATGTATGGTCTGGTGGAAACCCAAGTACATTAGCTGAATTCGATTCTATTATCCAAAGATTAGACAAACAAGGATCTATTGAAGAAAATGTTATTTTCTTAAACAGAGAGTTTGGATTTGATATTGATGATATGTTAGCTTCTCAAAACTCTTATGGTGCAAATGGTACTTCTTATGGTCTTTTTGACAATGACAAAGATATGGCATTGAACTTAGGATTTACAGGATTCCGTAGAGGATATGACTTTTACAAGTCTGACTGGAAATACTTAAATGACCCAACAATGAGAGGTGGTTTAGTAGGTGGAAAAATCAATGGTATTTTAGTACCAGCTGGTTCAACTACAGTTTATGACCAAGTACTTGGTAAAAACGCTAAGAGACCATTCTTACACGTTAGATACAGAGCTTCAGAAACTGAAGACAGACGTTATAAAACTTGGATTACAGGTTCTGCTGGTGGAGCGGCTACTTCTAGCTTAGATGCAATGGAAGTAAACTTCTTATCAGAAAGAGCTTTATGTACTTTAGGTGCTAATAACTTCTTCTTATTCAAAGGATAAGATAACAATTTGTAATTTTTACCCTCGTTATAAAGACGGGGGTAATTATTACTTTTATAAACTTTAATTTAAATCAAATGAAAAACACAAAAAAAATAGTTTTAGTTAATAAAACTTACAAATTAAAAGGAGATGTTGCTCCTTTAAGTTTAATGATACCAGCTAGAAATAGCAGACGATCACCTTTAATGTATTTTGACGAAGACAAGGGAGTAAACAGAGCGCTTCGTTATGCAAGAAATCAAAAAAGTCCTTTCGAGGACGAGCAAGATGGTAACGCCATCCTAGAGCCTATCGTATTTGAAGATGGGTTTTTATTTGTTCCTAAAACAAATCCAGTATTACAACAGTTTTTATCATTACACCCATCTAACGGACATTTATTTATGGAAGTAGATAAGGAGGTTGATGCTACTGCTGATGTTGACACTTTAGATATGGAGCTTGAAGCTCAAGTATCTGCTAAAGGATTAAGCGTAGAGCTTATGGAAACCATTGGTAGGGTTGTAATTGGATTAAATGTGGACAAACTTAGTTCGGCAGAATTAAAAAGAGATATAAGGTTATTTGCAAAAAGATACCCTCAAGATTTTTTAGAATCTCTTAACGATCCTTTATTAATTTTACAGAATAAATGTTCTCAATTTTTGTCAAACAATTTAATTATAATGAAAAATGAAAAAGATGTTTATTATAATTTAAAACAAAACAAGAAAAAACTACTAACTGTTCCCTACGGAGAAGATCCTTTATTTATATTGGCATCGTTCTTTCAAAGTGATGAAGGACAGGCAGTATTTACTTTATTAAGTAATAGATTAAAAAAAATAGACGAATAAGTATTGCATAATAATGCAATTAATTGTTTAAATGTTATAGAGGTTTCACTAAAATGAAGCCTCTTTTTTTTTTCGTATCTTTGTTTAAATAACAATTTGAAATGATTAACACAGTAAGAGCAACAGTATTGTCGATTGCGAATAAAAACAATTACGGATATATAACTCCTAGTGATTTTAATTTATATGCAAAGCAAGCTCAATTAGATATTTTTGAAGATTATTTTTATCAATATAATAGTTGGATTATAAAGCAAAATGCCAGAGTTTCTGGCAGTGAATATGCAGATATACTAAAAGGATTAGTAGAGGTTATCGATAGTTTTTCTGAAACAAGAGGTTTAATTAATAATGGTATCAACTTATATAATCTTCCCGAAAACTACTACTTGATAAATAAAGTAAACTACTACCCTAACGTTATACTTTCATCTACCAGTACAGCGGCTGGATTAAATACGCTTACTGATGCTAATGCTACTTTCGTTACAACAGGAACTGTAAAACCTGGACAATTTGTATCAAACACTTCAGTAAACAGTATATACGCTGGATTTGGTGCATATGTGATTAGTGTGGATTCAGAGACTCAATTAACATTATCTGGAAATCCATTTGGTACTGCAAGTACAGTAGGTAATTCATACACTATTGTAACAACAGCAGGTATAAGAGAAATAGAAAGAGTTTCTCAAAATAAAATATTTTATTTAAATTCTTCTAGTTTAACATCACCAAGTGCTTCGTATCCTGCCTATGTTTTAGGAGGTGGTACTAGCACCGCTATTGGAAATACTATAACTGTATATCCTGAAAGCATAACTGGTGCTGGTAAAATTTTATCACAATATATAAGATACCCATTAGATCCTAACTGGACATATAGTACATTAACAGCTGGAGAGCCTGTTTTTGATGAAGGTGCGGCAGATTATCAAGATTTTGAACTTCCTGATTCTGATGAACCTAATTTAGTAAATAAGATATTGCAATATGCAGGTGTATCAATAAGAGAGAATGATATAGCTACATTTGGAAATATTCAAGAACAAGAAGATAATCAACAACAATCATAAGAAATGGCATATATAACAGACTATCAATATTATGAAAACGGAGGGGTTAATCCCACGAATTCAAACTGGGGGTCATACCAATTTGTATCACTAGATGATATAGTAAATAACTTTATGCTAATGTATGTTGGTAATGACAAACTAATAAACAATGTAGAGAAATATAATATTTTATTTCACGCAAAGCGAGGTATTCAAGAATTGAATTACGATGCTATGAAAGAAATAAAGGTTTTAGAACTAAGTGTTTGTGATCAATTAAGATATGTACTTCCTCCTGATTATGTAAATTGGGTTAGAATATCAATATATCAAAATGGTGTTCTTATGCCATTAACAGAAAATATCCAAACCAATTGGAGTAATGCTTATTTACAAGCAAACGATTGTAAAATATTATTTGATGAATATGGAAATATATTAAAGCCAGAAAATTCTACTATAGATGTAGATAGAATGTCTGGTCAAAAGAAAAGTCTTTATTTAAATTCTAATAGCAGTCAAGATGGTAATATGGGTTATAATATAGATGGGTCTTGGTATTTTGATTATAGTGTTGGACAACGTTATGGTCTTAATACAGAAACAGCTAACTCAAACCCTACATTTAAAATTAACAAAGCTTCAGGAGTTATAAATTTTAGTTCTGGAGCAGCAGATAAGCTAGTTATTTTAGAGTATGTTTCAGATGGTATGGAAAATGGCGTAGACTCTGAAATAAATTTAAATAAACTATTTGAAGATTTTATTTATGCGTACATAAAATATGCTATATTAACAAGTAAATACGGGGTGCAAGAATACATTATAAATAGGGCTAAAAAAGAAAAAACAGCTTTATTAAGAAATGCAAAAATACGATTAAGTAACATACATCCAGGAAGATTGTTAATGAATCTAAGGGGTCAAGATAAATGGTTGAAATAATATGCCACAGTTTACAAGAAATTTTATAAAAGGGAGAATGAATAAGAGCGTTGATGAACGATTAGTTCCTCAAGGTGAATATATTGATGCTCAAAATTGTAGACTGGGATCTACAGAAAACACAGAAATAGGTGCTGTAGAAAACTCTCTAGGAAACACAAGGTTAACAACTTTAACTTACGAAGGTCAGGCTTTAGGCTCTGATGCTAAATGTATTGGCGCTTATGAAGATGGAGGTAACGAGACTATGTATTGGTTTGTTAATGATCCATCTAATGGAACTTCTAATACTGGAGTTGTAGATATGATTGTTTCATACGATACAAAAAATGATTCTTTATTTTACCACGTAATATCGACTAGTATATTAAATTTTAACAATAAAAATTTAATAACAGGTGTTAATCTTATAGATGGTTTATTGTTTTTTACAGACAATTTAAATCCTCCTAGAAAGATAAATGTTAACAGAACATATCAATATCCTATAAATGACGTTGATCAAATTACAGAACAAGATATAGGAGTTATTGTTGCGCCTCCATTATTTGCGCCTACATTAACACCAACTCAACAGGGTGGTGGGGAAAATTATATGAAAGAAATTATGATTTCTTTTGCATACCGATACCAATATGAAGATAATGAGTATTCGGCTATGTCGCCTTTTTCACCTATATCATTTTCACCTGGTCCGTTTCAATTAGATTATTCTACCTATGACAATATAGGTATGGAAAACGTATATAATAGTGTTATTGTAAAATTTAATACAGGAACAAAAAATGTTAAAGGAATAGATTTATTATTTAAATCAACAAACTTTACAACGGTAAATGTAATAGAGAGATTTAACAAGCTTGATCAAGGGTGGTTAGACAATGTAGAGCAAACCTTTCAGTTTACAAATCAAAAAATATACACAGTACTTCCTGAAGCTCAAATGATTAGATTGTTTGACAATGTTCCAAGAATAGCTCAAGCACAAACACTAATGGGCAACAGGCTAATGTATGGAAACTATGTTGATGGATATAATATAACTAATTCTGATGGTCAAGATGTTTACTTAGATTATGAATTAGATTTAGTTACAGAAAATTTATCATCTGATCAAACATCATCTGTAAATAGTGACTTTAACTATTCTATAAATGGTTCAGTAAATGTTATAAATGGTACTGCTAGTTATGATATTTCTGGATATGATTTAAAAGCAGGCGCTCAAATAGGAATTGACTTTAATTTAGGTCATTCTCAATTTTCAGGTGCGTCAGAATATGTTGATGGAACAGAGCCTTTGAATCAATTTGAAAATACATTTTTATATAATTTACAAGAAGACTATGCAAATGCACACGACCTAGTGACTTCACCAGGTTTTATTGCTGCAATATCTGAATTTATTGCGCCCTCAGACTCAACTTGTTTTCCTCCATTTTGTACAACAGGATGTACAAGTGGAACATCTATTACAGACTTAATTAACTGTGCTGTAGTGCCAAAAACAAGCTGGTACAAAATAGGTTTTGGTTTATCAGGAACAAACCAAGGAATGTCTATAGGTTCTACGCCAGGGAGTAACACGTTTTCTTTGACAGCTCAAGCTATTAAGTATGAAAAATATGATGTGAGCGTATCTCCTGCTGTTCCTTTAGGAATATTTGCATATGAATATTTTACTGTTCTTCAATCAGAATTTTTATATAGTTTAAGTTCATCTAAAAGTAGTTTACATAGTGACAGAGATTACGAAGTAGGTATTGTATATGAAGACGATTATGGAAGAGCAAGTACAGCTTTAGTTGATACAAACAATACTGTATATGTTCCTTGTGATAATTCTATTACAAAAAACACAATAAAAGTTACTTTAAATAGTTACCCACCTTATTGGGCTACCAAATATAAATTTGTTTTAAAACCATCTAAAGATGAATATAGAACAGTATACTCAAACATATTTTTTCAAGAAGAAGAAACGGGTAATGTATGGTTTAAGCTGGAAGGAGATAATAAAACTAAAGTTGTTTTAAACGAAAACTTAAAAGTTAAGTCTGATACTAATGGACCTGTTTTAAGATGTGTTAATACAAAGGTTCTTGATTATGGTAGTCAAGTAGAAAATTGGTTGTGTGATAGAAATAGTGATGGAACTTTAGTTGATGACACTTGTGGTCAGCCAACAGGAGTCTATATGCAACTTAGACCAAGTAACTTTTCAGCTGCTTCTCCAGAAAATGCTTTTATAAACTACGGAGAAAAAGGATGTAAAGGTTCTTATTGTGCTGTTAGTTATGATGTTTCTATTGAAAATCCAGATACTACAGGACCTACAGATTTATATATTCCATACTCTATACCAGCGGGTAGTATTGTTCAAATAAAATTAAGAGAGCAAAGATACAAGAGAGGTAGTAGGTGTGGTAGTAGACAGTATTTATATGACAAAACGTTTACTGCTAGTCAAGATTATGATAGTATGTATGCTTTTGTTGAAGGTGATAATATTGATTTGACAAATGGTCAGTCAGCTGGATCTGATAGCACTATAAATAATATAAATCAACCTAGTACTTTATATCCTTACTTTACTTCTTTAGCAAGTGGTGGTCAGTCTTATTACTCTTTTCAAACAGACGCTTCTAATGGTAAAATGTATCTAGTTGGACAGAACGGAACACCTCAATGTAATCCACCAGACAAAAGAAATTCTTATGGAAACATAGAGATTGTAGTTCAAAGAGCAACTACTCTTATGGTTTTTGAAACTGAAGCAAAGGATGCAAATACAGAGCTTTATTATGAAAATGAACAGGTGTTTAATATATCTGGAGGTTATCATCAATCAGGATCTAATGATACAGATCAAGACCAAACAGTGAGCTTACCTGCTGTAGTAAATTTAACTTTTAGCAATTGCTTTACTTTTGGAAATGGTGTAGAATCAAATAGGGTTTTAGATGCGCTAGCAACTCCTAGTTTTACTATTGGAGAAAAAGTTACTTCAGTATCTGAAGAACAATATAAAGAATCTTTACGATTTAGTGACATAACTTATAGTGGAAACTATAATCAAGAGTCTAATATAAATAAGCTCAATGAGTTTAATTTAGGGTTGTCTAATTTTAAAACACTAGAAAGTTCTTACGGTCCTATTAGAAAATTACATTCAAGACAAACAGACATACTTACTTTACAGGAAGATAAAATATCTTATGTACTTGTAGGAAAAAATTTACTTTCTGATGCTGCTGCTGGTGGAGCTATAACATCTGTTCCAGAGGTTTTAGGAACTCAGTTAGCAAGAATAGAAGAGTATGGTATAAGTAATAATCCTGAGAGTTTTACATCTTATGGTTACGATGTTTATTTTACAGATTCAAAAAGAAGCTCTGTAATAAATATTAGAGGTGGTGTAGGCGCAAAGTCAGATAAGCTTCAAATAATATCTTCTTTAGGTATGCGTAGTTGGTTTAGAGATTTGTTTACAGAAAACTTTAATACACAAAAACTAGGTGGATATGATCCTTATATGAATGAGTTTGTCTTAACAAATAACAATGAGCAAGTACCTGTTATCCCTACTGAAAGAGATTGTGGGTATGAACTTAGACAAAACAATTCAAGTGAGGTTGTGTCTTTTAATTTAGACTGTACTTCAACAATAGGTGATGTAGCTTGTGTTTATAATTTTGATTCTGGAAGCGCAACACTTCTTGTTAATTATAATGGGGTTAGTGTTGTTAACCAAACAATTAGCGGTTCTGGAACTGTTACCTGGAATAAAGGTCAATCTTTTCCAACAACTGCACAGGTTACTGTGACACCAACAGCTGCAACTTATTCTTTACAAATAGGGTGTCCTCAAACAGAAAATTTAACAGTAAAAAGAATAGTAATAAATTCTTCAGGAGATGCAGCCCTGTCTTCAAGTGTAAGATACAGGTGGTCTGATGGGACTACAATAAGCCCTTATCAAAGTGACAATGTTATTTTAGAAGAGGATGGAGTTTCTTTATTTGAGTCTCAAACTGGTCCTTCTTCATTTGGTACAATACCACCTGATGGAGCAACAGTTACTATGCAAAACAGACAGTTAAGTGGAGATACATTTCCGTTTGATCCATTATCTGATAAGTTAAAGTATTTAGTTTCTAATACAAATTATAATGAAGCTGATGTAAACACATTAATACCTTTATTAAATACTGCAACACCAATTACTAATGTAGGTGGTAACACTTATCAATCAAGCTTTACGTACACTAATGCATCAAATGATGACTATTTATATTTAGTTTGGGATTATAGAGTAGCTACACCAATTGAATTGTGTTACAATGCTACAAGCTCTGAAGGGTCTTGTTGTGATTGTGGTACTGATGCTCCTGTTTGTCCAGATAGAACTTTAGTGTTCCAGGTATGTAATAGTAATTCAGCTAAAGATGATAACTTCGATGTTTACCTGAACAATAATTACATAGGAGCGTTAGACTTAAATGCTAACTCTCAAGTTGGTTCTGTATTTATTGCGACTACAAATACTTCTGCAACAATTACAAGTTCAGATTTTGTATGTCCTTTAAACAATATGGTAACATACAGATTTGATCCTAACTTTGTAGTAGGGGGAGCAAATACCTTAGAACTTAGAAATACTCAAAATAATAATAATGGTAATTACGGTTCTATTGGTATGAGAAATTACCTTACAACGGGTAATAATTTATCTAGTCCTTGCGTGGTAACTGATTTAGTTTATTCAGGAGGTTCAGGTCAAAGTTTTACATTTAATTTTAGTTATGACGAATGTTGTCCATAAATAATAAATAATATGAGTTTAGTAAATAAATATATTGATTCTGTGAGTTTTTTAACTGCAACTGCGGTTTATGATAACGTGAACTTAACAGTAAAATCTGCTGATGGTTATTATCAATCTGGTGGTCAATACAGACAACAGGTTTCTGGAGCTTTATTAAGTTCTAGTGTATGTTCTGATTGTTTTACTTTTGATTCGTTAGATTATGCAGCTAGTAGTTCTAGTGACTTATGCTGTTTAACACAAACACCATCACAGTATTATTATCCAACTGGATCTACTTTCGCAAATACTACAAATATTTATACGGATGTAAACTTAACAAACGTTGCTCCAGATGGATTTTATAGTGAGCCAGGTGGTAGCCAGTTTAGACAAATAAGCAGTAGCGTTTTAGGATCTTTACAATCTTGTTCAAGTTGTTATACATCTAGAACACTAGCCTTTAGCTCTATTTCAGCAGTAGACGTATGTTGTAATTTGCCTTCAAGTGGCACATATTATGTAGATTATGGTACTACGTTACTAACTACAAGTAGCATATATTCAGATACTTCAGGAACAATTGCAGCTGATGGTTTTTATAAAGACCCAACTGGTAATACATACAGAGAAATGTCATCTAGTGTGTTAGCGGCTCAAAATCCTTGTTCTCCTTGTGGAGGTACAAACTCTTGGAAAGCTCAAGATTGTAACAGTGGTTCTGTATACTATTATTTAGATCAACAAGACGGTTATTTAAACAACAACTTAATTGTTTTACAATATGGATATAGTGTTGGAGATGTTGTCTGGGTAAGACAGTCTCCATCGGGAGCTGTTGCTTGCGCCACAATAATAAGTATATCTTCAACTCCTCCAAACTCTAAAATAGACGAGGGAGGTAATAGTGGAAACGGACCTTATAGTAATTGTAGTTCTTGTTCAATACCTTAAAATAAAAATATGCCAAACTATACACTAACACATAGTCAAGACGTACAAGGATGGGCGTCATTTTATAGTTATTACCCTGATTTTATTATGGGTATGAATCAATATCTTTACACTTTTAAGGGTGGTGATATGTATAGACATAACACTAACTCTATAAGAAACAACTATTATGGTGTTCAGTATAATTCATCTATAACAAGTGTTTTAAACGATCAGCCACTTCAAACAAAAGTTTTTAAAACTATAGAATTAGAATCTGATTCTAGCTGGGATGCAACTTTTACAACAGATTTACAGCAAGGTAGTATAGCAAGTTCTTACTTTTCTTTAAAAGAAAGCTCTTATTTTAGTTTTATAAGATACAATCAAAATCAAGAAAACTTAAATCTTAGATCAACACAAGGAATAGGTACTTGTGCAAATGTAACGGGAAGTGTTGCTGCTCCACCTTTAGCTATTGAATTTAATTTTTCTGTTGACTCCATACTTAATATAGGTGCAACAGCATATAAAATTGATTCTGGAGCTTTAGTAGAATTAGGTCCTGTAACATCAATTTCAGAAGATAGAAGAACTGTTACAGTTCTCAATCCTGTTGCTAATGCAATAGGCGGTGATAGTATAGTGTATTTAAAAGACCCAGTGGCAGAGTCTTTTGGTATGTTAGGATATTATTTAGAGTTTACTTTAACTAATTCTAATACCACAGCAACAGAATTGTTTTCTGTCAATAGTCAGGTCTTTAAAAGTTATCCATAGATTTTGTATCTTTGCTCAAATGGGATTTATAATAAAAAAATTAAGCTCAACTGATTACGATAAAATTTTAGTAAATTGGTGGGGAGATTGGAGATGGAAAGCTCCACCTAAAGATTTTTTACCAGAAAATGGAATGGGTGGGTATATGGTTTATGATGGAGAGATTCCTGTTTGTGCGGGTTTTGTTTATGTAACCAACTCAAAAGTAGGGTGGTGTGACTGGATTATCTCTAACTTTAATTATAAAGATAAGGTAAAAAGAAAAGAAGGTCTTAAAAAGCTTATAAGTTCTTTAACGGTGGTGTTAAAGAAAAGTAAATGTAAGTATGCTTACGCATTAATTAAGTCGGACAGTCTTATAAAAGTATATAAAGAAGAAGGTTACTTAGAGGCTGGTCAATATAACAAAGAAATGATTAAAATATTATAATATGGCAGCAGTAACATCAGCGATTTTAGCGGTAGGGTCAATGGCTTACAAAGGTTTTTCAGCTATTGATGCTGCAAAAAGTCAAAGTAGAGAAGCGGGTAGACTAGAGGAAGAAGCTTTGGAATTAGAAAGACAAGCTCTTGCGGATTTAGAACAAAACAGATTAGAGGCTGTTCAAGTACCTATGCAGATATTTGACACCGCTAACGAATTACAAACATTAGACGGTTCAACAATACTAGAAGCTGCTGCTGAGGGAGACCAGAGAGGAGTAGCTGCTACAGCAGGTAAAATAAAAGCCACGCAAGATGCAGCTAGAACAGAGGCAAGAGATACTATGGCTAAAATTCAAATGGATTTAGATTTACAAACTGCCAAAGAAGGTAACAGAAAAGGTGAGTTAGTTTCGGGAATGAAAGATGAAAGAGCTATAGAAAAATCACTTGAAGCAGATGCAATGCAGGCAAATGCAGATGCTTTATCAGCATCAGGAACACAAGATTTAGTCAGCGCTGGAGTAAGTGCTTTTAGTGCTTTAGCTCCTGCTTTCAAATCAAAAGAAGGAGGCGTTGCTAAACAGCTAATGAAAGATGATCCTACTTTAACTGAAACAGACGCTTTGTCTCAAGCTAAGATAATGATTAAGGATGGAACAGCTCCAAAAACTGGGGTTGGAAAAGTTTTGAGTTCTTTAGGAGATGTAGGTAAAAATATAGCAAGTGGACTATCTTCTTTTACAGGTATTGGTGATGGTAAAGACTTTGATGAGTCTGGAGCTGGTAAATTAACAAGTGATATATTTTCTGCTGAAAATATGGCAGAGTTAGAAAAACAAGCTAAGGCAGCTGGAGTATCTATTTCAGAATTTATAAGTAATTTGTTTAAAAAGAAAAACTAATTATATGGCGGATAGATTAGATATTGCAAAATTAAAACTAGAGAAAGGTTTATTAAGCAATAAAGGAGTGCCGAGTCAAGATTTAGCTACAGGTCTTCAAGGGCTTTTTAGTGGTATTGATGCTGATGTACAAGCTAAAAGAGAAACTCGTCAAAAATTTAAAGAAGAAAGTGCCTCAGACATAAGAGACCTTAGAGCTTTAAGAGCAGAGGCAGAAGCAGCTGGAGCTACAAAAGATAAAAGTTCTTCAGGAAAAAGTATTAAGTTAGGTGATATACCAACTAGTACTACATTAGCCAACTGGACTCTTAGTCAATTAGATGGATTTATACAAGACTCTTATGACAAGCAAGAAATAGTAACCTCTGGCTTAGGAGGGCAGTTTGCTGTAAGAGATTACAATATATTTAAAAACAATCAAAAACAAACTTGGCAAGCTGTAAAAGGAAGAGCTGATGCTGCTGGAAAAGAATTAGAAGAAACAATAAGAAGAGCAGAAGGTTATACTAATGAAAAAGGAGTTTTTATTCCTCCAGTTGCGGGAGCAGGCGAAGCTGCTTTTCAAAGATACCAAAGTATTATAGGTGACTTAAACAATACTAGAGTAAGATCTGGTGAAGATGGTATGGGTGTTGTTGAGGTTTATGAAACAGTGTTTGATAAAGAGACTGGTGTTCAAAAAAGAGTGCTAGATGCAGATGGTAATCCAGTGATAAATAAAAATATCAGTGGAACAAGTGTAATGGCTTTATTAAATAAAGAAAATTCAAGATGGCAAAAAACAGATGTAATTAGTTCTGTAGAAAAAGCTTTTGGTAAGGACGTTATAGCTTCTTATCAAGTTTCAACAAATCATCCAGGATATATAAAGGGAAGTAGTAAGGAGGATAATATTAGACGTAATCCTAGTTTTACTAGATACCAAGATACTTTTATAAAAAAAACATTACCTAATAACAGAGCGGTTTCAAGCGCATTGACCGATAATTATGGTGGTGAATTCTATCAATTAGACCCTAGTCAAACTGCAAGCGGAATAGTTGACGGGACAAAAATTGATATGAATGAAACTGTATCAGTTAGTGTTCTAACTGGATATGACTCTAATGGAAAACCAATATATGAAAATATTGAAGCTCCTAAATATATAGGATCAAAAGTAGAGGGTGATGGTATTGTTGTTCAAACAACAGACAAGCACAAGGCAGCAGCATCAGGAATTGTAAGAGCCACTATTGACGGGCAGCTAGGTATTAAAGTTGTTGATGGTGTAGCTATAAAACAGTTTGATCCTTATAGAGATAGTAAGGTAAAATCTCGAGATAGAAAAAATAAAGGTGTAGATCTGTTTAAACAAATAACTAGAAGTTATGATGGTAAATCTGATGATGTTAAAAATGCAATAGAAAACCTTATGATTAGTAGTAAGTTTAAATTTAATGAAACTGAAGCTATAAAAGACGGTGACACTGTGGTTTCTCAAACATATAATGTAGATAAAGGAGATGGAAAATTTGCAGAATTTAAAATTACTTTACAAACTGAAAACCCTAAATGGGAAGAAGATAAACAAGAAGGACTGAAAGAAGGTGATGCAGGTTATGTACCTAAGTATCTTCCTATATCTAAAGCAGAGTACGAAGATAAGATGTACGAATTGTTTAAAGGACGTGACGACAATAGTTCTGTTTCAGAGGCTAGAAAAAACTATAGTTCAATTAAAGCTAATAATTATTCACCAACAGGTACTTTTAATGCTGCAGGAGACAGAAATATGGCTTTTGAGACTACAGAGAATGTAGAGGTTGCAGAGATTCCTGAAGTTACTGCAAATAGTGCAATAGGTGAAGGTAAAGATGCAGTATCTGCTGTTGAGTTTGTAATGAATTCTGAAGGATTTAGTGATCTTGAAGCAAATTGGGATTGGAATGGTGCTAATACTAGGGAAATAGATCAAATGGGAGATTCTCTTAAAAGTGCATTTGCAGAGCTTGCAAAAGGTCAAGGTGCTAATCAAGGAGGAGATATTTCTTTTGTAACAAACGGTACAAAAATAGATGTAATGAATGGAGACACTGTTGTTGATTCAATAGAGTTTGATTTAAACGAAAAGAGTACATTAAAACAAGCTATTACTACAGCCTTAGACGCTGCAACAAAAGCAGGTTTACCTGGAAGAGCAGCAGGAACTAGAAAGAAAAGATCTGTAGGAGGAAATGAAGTAAAACCAGGGAAATTTGACTAATGGAAAAAATATATCAACTTTTATTTGAGGCTGGAGATTATACTAAGTCTTTTGAAGAATTTGTAGAGCAATATGGTAGTGTTGAAAAATCTAAACCACTATATAAAGGACTTAATGATGTTGGTGATTATACCAAGTCTTTTGAAGAATTTACATCTCAATATGGTTTTAGTGATGAGGTAAAAAAAAAAGACCAGCCTGTCGTTTCTACTGGGGAAGAGGCAAGTATGGTTGGCACTACACCAATTCAAGAAACACCAGATACCTTATTGGAATCTGGAGGTCTGTTAAATAATAACACAGAATTAAATTCTATTATGGTTGGAGAAATTCCTTTCTCACAACTATCTGCTCAAGAACAACAAACTTTTTACGAAGAGATTGAAAGACTGGAGAAAGCTGAAAAGCTAAACAAAGCTGCAGCCGATAATCCTTATGGTATAAGAGTGGATGAAAGGTTTAAACCTTTAGAAATTGAAGGTCTAAATATAGAAAAAGATCCCATTGTTATTGCTGCTCAAGAGTTGTATAGTAAAAAAAACAAGCCTACAGATTTTTCTAAACTTGTTGAAGGTGTTGAAGATACAGAAAAAATAGCATCAGCTAATAGAGTTGACTTATTAAAAAAATTCCAAAAATCTAAAAACAATACTAACTTATCTTTTACTGAAGACGGTAAAATAGTTGGTAATAGAACAATACCAAAGGGTGTTATTGGAACTACTCCAAAAGTTAAAGACGAGAATTTAAATTGGTTTCAAAAACTCATAATGTCTCCAGAGGAGTATAATGAAATAGAAGAAGCTAAAACTGTAAATCCAGAACTGTTATCTAAAATGGATATTGATGTTTCTGATTATCAAGCTTGGGAATCAGAAAACACAAAGGAAGATGGTTTTGTATACCAACAAGTACAAGATTTAATAAACTCAGATTCTGACAATGACTACCTAAACGATAAAAGAAATTTTAAAAAATTATCTGCATACGTTAATAGTATGGGTGATGAAATAGAGAATGACTTATCTGTTATTGAGAATAAATTATTGTTTGAAACTAACCAGGAAACAAGAAGACAGCTACTAAATACTCAGTCTAAATTAAAAGCTCAACAAATTAAAAACATATCAAGACAGTATAATATTATAAGTTTATTTCCTGCTCTTGAAGGATCTGAAGATGCTAAGAAAAATAGAAGAGAGCAATATATAATAGACCAGAGAAACGGAGATGTTTCTGGAGGGTTTGGAGATGCAGTTTTATTACCTGCAGCAGACTCTGCAATAAAATTTATTGGTGGTATTTTTGCAGCTATACCATCTTGGGTAGAACAAGGAGGTAATTTAGCTGGTTTTGAAATGGAAGGTTTAAGAGCTTTGAATGAAAGTTTAGACTCTATGCTTTCTAATGAAGTAGGAACTGTTGATGGTGCGTTAGATACCTCTACTATTGAAAGAAGAACTGTAGAAAAATTAAAGCCCGTTACTATTAATTGGAAAGGAAAACCTTTGCAAGTAGGTGTTACTCCAGAAGGAGATATTGTAGATATAAATACAATGGTTTCAATGGGTGGTATCTTAACTAATGACGAGGTTAAAGAAGTAAATGAATTAGCAAAAAAAGTTCCTAACTACGAGTATGAGTGGTCAGCAGGATCAATTACTCAAGGTACAGTAGGTACTTTAGTTAATTTAGTAGGGCTAATAAAAGGTGGAAAATGGGCGACAAAAGCTATTCAAAAAGGACTTAAAAAAACTGGTTTAAAAACCACTGTTCCTGGAGGTATAGGTATGGGTTCTGTTTCATATATGTCTACTGTTGCTGGAGAAGTTAATGATATTAAAAGCCAGCTTATGGAAGCTGGAGTTCCTGAAGAAGAGGCTATGTCTAGAGCCATAATGTATGGTAATGGTAGAGCTAGCTTAGATGGAATATTTTCAGGACTAGCAGGTGGAAACACAAAACTACTTGAAGCTACAAAGAGCTTTCCAAAAATACTAAAAGACTTAGCTTTAAAACCTAAAACAGTTGTTAGCAGTAAAGTGTTTCAGGATAAAGTAAAAGACCTGGTTAAAGAAAACGGTAAAGAACTTTTTATAGAAGAGTTGCCAGTGCTTTTTACAGGTAATATATTAAATGGATTAGCTAATGATTCTGTAGGTAAACAAATTTTAAATGAATCTACATCAAACAGAGATATTGTTGAGACAGCTATACTAACTGTTCTTGCTACAACTGGTGTAGGATCTAAAAGACTTTTATCTAACAACAAAAGAAAGGACTTAATAAGAGCTGCATCATTAAGTAGTAATATAGAAAAAGATATTGCGAACTTGGTTAACTCTGGTCAAATGTCTGTAGCTGATGCTAAGTCAGTTTACCAGGAAATATACAGTATGCAAACTGCTCTAAACCAAACACAAGGTTCGGTTGTTATGAGTGGTAATCAAGAAGAAGCTGCTGCTCTTTTAAATCAAAGAAGAAAGTTGATGGATCAACGAAGTAATTTAGAAGGTCCATTAAAAGAAGATATAGATAAAAAGATTGAAGATGTTGACAAACAAATAGAAATTTTAAAAGCAGAAGATACTGCTCAAGCTATAGAAGCTTCTGGAGGAGAAACAACTACAGATGTTAACGTAACTAAAGATGATGCTTTAGCTTCTTTAAAAGCAGAGAATGAGGTAAGGTTAAAAGCAAACCTACCTGCTATTATAGAGTCTGAAGAGAATATTTTAAAAGAACAAGATAAACTAATAAAAGAAAAACAAGATGCCATTCAAGAGTCAAAAACAGAGGAGCAAGTGCTATCAGATGATGGCGGAAGCAAAGAAACAGGGGAAACCGATAAAGTGGAATTGCAAGGAGTGGGAAAAGGAGACACACGTCAAACTACCGTCACTGATGAGAAAACGCTAACTCCAGAACAACAAGTAAAATCTGATGAGTTAAATAAAAAAAGAGACGAAAAGATAGATCAAGAGTCTCGTAGGTTTGTAGTTCCTGGAACTAAGATTCAGGTTCAAATGAACGCTGATGGTACTGCTAATCCAGTGGCTTTAAAAGAAAATACAGATAAGCCAGTAAATAAATCTAGTCAGGCTAAGGCTAATAAAATGATATTAGAAAATGTTATTGATGTTAATGCTGGAGATAAGTTAGACCTAGAAGGTGATACCAATTTAACTGAAGAGCAATATTCTGAAGCTGTTGCTGATAAATCTAACAATGTAAAGGAGGTTGCTGAAACACTTGACGCTGAAAGAAAAAAGAGAAAGTCTAAAACAAAAGAAGAGAAGGAAAGATTAGTAGACCCTTTAGATATAAAAGGAAAGATAGGAAAAATTACTGAAGCAGATTATGTTAAGTATGGTGACAGAAATAACATTACTTCAGCAATGAAAAGGTTTTGGTTTAAAAACAAAAATAAATTTGGACAAAACCCATCGTCTGATTTAGATACAAGAGTTCAAGAGTTAGATGGGTATACTACTGAAAACGAAAGTCAATACATACAGGATGTTATAGATTTTATAACTGCTAACCCTACTGGTAAATTAGACATTGAATCAGGTGTTTCTCAGGTTGAAAAAGATTTAGAGGCTAAGTTTGAACAGTTAACAGGTTTAAAACCAACACCAGTAAATATTAGAACTGTAAATAATATTGACCCCAACAGAGAGCCTATTAGTGAGACTCAAAAGAAAAGTAAAGATGTATTACAGAAAGAAGCTTCTGAACCTGGTGTCTTTGGAAAGAAGAAAGGTCCTTCTCTAGATAAAATATTAGGTAAAAAGAAAACGTCTTCAGATAAAACAAAACAAGAGGGCGAGAATGTAAACAGAAAAAAGTTTTGGAGAAGCTGGAACAAAGCATACAGAGAGTCTAAAAAAGATCAGACCACTAGAAGAAAACAACTTTCAGATGCTATCCAGGATTTACTAGAATCAAAAATTATATCAACAAAAAAAGCAAAGTCTTTAATTAAAAAGATTTCTGGTGTAAATCTCAATAATCCACGATTAGTAAATCAAGTACTTGAATATATAACCAAGGTAAACATTGATGCTGTTAATGCTCAGAAGTTTGACGATGCTAAGAATTTTAATAAAAAAATAAAAAGGCTTTTAAAAAGCGATTCATTAGATGCAGAGGTTGCTATAGCTGCAAAGCAATTTAATAAGATAGATCCTAACTTAGTTGAGGACTTAGATTTATATTTAGAAAATGCACAGAAAGTTGTTAATGGTTTGACTAAAACCAAGACAGATAAAGAAGGTAATTTAATTTTTGCTGGAACTATAGACATAAAAGGATTAGACAATTATACCTCTAAAGTATTAAAGAACGAGGTTGATCTTATAAGAAAGGCAGAAGCACAGGCGTTTAGTGATTTAACAGGGCTTGACTCTAGTGAGTTTACTATTGATGAGATGAGATCTATTTTAGAAAAATCAGACTCAGAAAAGTTAACCGAAGCTAATGAGCAAATGGCTAATGATAAAGACGATGTAATAACTAAAGGTGTTAAAAGAGCATTTGAAGCATATAAGGGAGCTATTAATGATATAATAAAAAATAGAATTGATCCTATTAGTGGTGAACCTTTAGTTATAAGTAAGGCTGATCAAAAAGTTATAAAAGACTTTATGGAAGTTGATATTGACCTAATGACTACAGCTAAAGAAAAGCTAGAAGCTTTAGATGCTATGGTTAATTTTATTGTCAATCAAGGGACTGGTGGTGTAGTAGCTACAACTAAACGTAATGAAGGGATGAAGAACGTTATTGAAGCTAATAAGAAATTAAAGCCAGCCAGAAAATTAAAACTTTTTGGTTCTGAAAAAGTTGCTGATTTTTGGTATAAAAAACTAGGTGCAACTCCTAGAATAATTGAAAATTTATTTAAAGGAACATCTACAGCTAGAATTTTTAATAAGCTATCTGGTTTTGATGGATTTAGAAATGGAGTAGCAAAAGCTGAAAAACTATCTAACGATATTGCAGAAGCTTATGTAGACAAGTTTATAAAGCCAACTAGTAGAAAGAATGCAATAAAAGGTACTACAAAAACACAGCCCAACGGTACAGATTTCAATACAGCAGCTAATGACACTGAAAGAGGTGTATTTGCTTTTATGAGAAGAACTGTAGATGGAACTAAAGAGGAGCAGAAAAATGAATTTAAAAGACGTAAAGATTTAATTGAAGAAACTATTACAACTTTGAATGATTCAGGAGAAACAAAAAAATCTCAACTTATTAAAGAATCTTTTGATAAAATACTTTCAGGGTCTAATAGTATACAAGACATTGAAGATAAAGTTGATCCTATAAATAAAGAGGCTGTTGAATGGATGACTGCTGAGTGGTCAAAAGTTAGACCTGAATTAGAAAACGTATCGTTAAATGTATATAACAAAGTTTTAGGTAAAGACATAAACTATACTCCAGACTCATTTAGTTCATTAAAGGACCAAGTAAGTAGTGTTGATCAAGAGATTGGTAGCCCACAATTCCAAGGTACTTCTCAGAAAATTTACGATAAAGAATCAGGTGTTTTAATGGATATTGTCAGACCTAAAAAATTACCAGCGGGAAGGGTTGTAAACCTTGGTTTCGACTCTTCAAATATAAGTAATTTAAAAGATGCTTTAACTGATCTTGAAACAGCAGAAAGTATACAAATAATGAAAGGTTTTTTAGGTACTTCAAAAAATATGAATCCTGCTTTTAAAAGTTTAATTCCTGATGTAGATAATAGGAATCTTATTTTCAGTAAGTTTCAGAATTATGTAAATTCTAAAAGAGGGGCAAGCCAAAAAATTCAAGATAAAGAGACTGTAAAGTTGCTTAATCAGATAGCTGGAATTGGTGTTTCTAGAGTTTTAGGTGGACCAACACAGTTTTTAAAGCAGTTAACTCCATTAGTAAACACAGCTACAAATTTAATGTTTGATCTTGGATCTGTAGGTAAGGGTATTCAGTTAATAACATCTAATCCTGATGCTCAAAAATGGCTAGCAAACTCTGGATATGAAATTGCTAATCGTGGGTTGCAGTCTATAACGAACTTAGAAGGTACTAATACAAAACTAGATAAGTCTGCTGAAGGAAGAAGAGAGAAACTTGGAAGAGCAGTAATAGAAGCTAATAAATTTTATTTAGAAAAGTTTTTAGTTAATCCAGATAGGTTTGCGGCTCAAGCTTCCTGGATAGCATACTATATGAATGACTTAAAAAAACAAGGTATAGATCCTTCTAATATAGACTGGTCGAATCATAAGGTAAATAAACAAGCTGGTGCTTTTGCAGAGCAACAAGTTGGAAGACAACAAAATGTTTCTGACACAGACTTGCAGGGTGATTTATTTAACAGTAAAAATGCTACATCACAGGTTGCTCGTAAAATATTTTTTCCATTCGCCAACTTTTTATTAAATCAAAAAACAAGAATGTATACTGATTTTAATATAGCACTTAGTAAAACAGCTACAAAAGATGATAAAAGAAATGCGTATCGTTCTTTAGCTGGTCTTGGAGTAGAGACGGCTGTGTTTAATTTATTAGGGTTGGCTGTTACTCAAGGATTGGCTGCTGTATCACAAGGATTAACAGGTGATGATGACGAGGAGGATAAAGAAAAAGCATTTGAAAATAGAAAAAAAGGTAGAGCTGGTAATGTAGTTAAAGATATTTTATCACCTATACCCCCATTAGATGACTTAACTTTAATGATGGTTAATAAGGTTATAAAAACTGCAAGTGACGGAGATGATCCTTTTCAATTTTTTGCAAAAGATAAAAAAACATTTATAGAGCAGGCAGGTGTTTTAGGTATACCATTTGGAACTGCTGGTGAGTTATTTGAGATGATAGGTATGGGATCTACTGGAACTTATACGGATAATTATGGTAAAGAAAGAGAAATTGATCCATCATTAAAAGGGGCAATGAATCTTAATGGTTTAGCCTACCTTCTATATAGTCTAGGTATTCTTCCTTCTGAAGCAGGTTCTATTATTAAGTATAATGTAAAGTCCTATAAGAAAAGTGGAAAGAAAAGTAAAGGTGGTTCAGGAATTCCTATAAAAAGAAAGACAAAGCCGAAAAAGAAAACTAAGAAGAGAAGATCTAGTGGTGGACCATTATTAGGTGGTAAGAAAAAATCAGGAGGGAGTTTATTTTGATGAATGAATCTCAGCGTGACACCTGGAACAAACAACAATACATTTTTCTATTTCTTTTTTAATAGTTTCAAGTCCTTTACCTTGAGCGATACCATTGCTGACTGAAAAACTTTTATCATTATTTTTATGGTGAAATTCTAATGCTCGGCTGCGAAAACTTTTGTTTGTTTTTTTTGAATATCCACAAACACTACAAGCAAGTTTCTCTTTGTATTCTCTTAGCCAAATTCTTTTGTTTCGCCTCCTTTGTTTTTTAACAACAAGAGTACATTTTTTACATTCAGTTCTAAAATATTTGCCGTCTTTATTAAATTCTGTTATTGCTTTAGAGACTTTACACTGCTTGCATATTCTAACTTGTTCATTAGAACTCATCCTCAGTTAGTTTTTGAGTGTCTCTTAGTAACGATATTAAGTTTTTTATATTTGCATTTAAAGACTCAGTGTCTTCATCCATAAGAGATTCGTAAATTTCGTCAGTTAACTCATTAATATTTGACATCAACATATTGATGTAGTTTATAGCGTTCTGACTGTTTTTATTTACTGGCATTTTTTACAGGTTCTTTCAATCTACAAAAAAATACAGTTTTTTAAATAAAAAGTTATTAACTAGTCAAGAGCAGTAATAAGGCTTTGTCCTACTTTTTTATCTATTTTAGAAATAGCTTTGTAAATTATTTTAGACTTTCTTTTTGTTTCTTCAACCTCTTTTTTTGTAGAATCTTTACCTAAATTTGTATACATATAACAATCTATTCTGAAAAGCTCATCAATTTTTCTACTATTAGTCCAAGAACTGAACTCAATAATTTTTTCTAAATCTTTAAATGTGTATTCCATTTCTTTCTTTTTTTAATGTTAATAACTCTTTTTCTAAGCTATCTATTTTTTCTAATAACAATTGTTTTTCTGACTTTAAATTTAAAACCCTATCACTCACACGATTAAATAAATTAGACACGTCTGGATCAGATTTTATTAAAAAATCAACATTTCTTAATCCGTGTAGTACTGTTGCGTGGTTTCTATTGCCTGCTAATTTTCCTATTTTATCTAAACTTAAATAATGATAGTTTCTTAAAATGTGATAATATATTCTTCTAGCATCAACATAATTTCTTTTTCTAGTGTTTTTTAATATATTGTCTAAACCACTTTCTTCTTGTATTATGTTTTTTATATCATCAATATTTGTTTTTTTGTCTTTAGCTTCAGGAACAACATAGTGTCCTATAAAAAGATTATAGTCTAGTTTAGTATATTTCATCCTTTATATATTTCAGTTATTACTCCGTGTTTTTTTAACTCACTTAATCTATATTTTTGTATTGCAGATAAAACCCCATTAGGTTTTTTTATTTCAGAAAACAAAACTTTACAGTCTGGTGGTATAGCTACAAGATCAGGTATACCATTTTTATTAGTTTTTATAAGCTTGATAACATAATATCCATCAGCTTCCAACTCTTTAATTCTTTTTGCCTGTATTTGTTGTTCTGTCATTTGTTTTTTGCTGATCATAATCATACATAAATCCAATAGCTACGATTAAATTCATACTTAATGATGATATAATTTCTATGAAGTCGTGAAAATTATGTATTGATAAATGTATGTGTCCGACTACCCAAAATGGTATTGCTAAGTTCTGACTTATCCAAATAAATAAAAACTTTACAAACCTCATATTACAAACTTAACAAATCTCTTTTAAAATGTTTTAAAGTATAATCCTTTTTTTTACTTACCGATTTATAAATATCTGGTTCGATTCCTCCTTTTGTAAAAACCCAAACCACTTTATTCTCTAGTCTATTTTTAGTTGTCATTCTGTCTCTTGATTGCCAATAACTGGTGGCACTAAAATCTATATTGTAATATAAAAGTATGTCTGCTTTTCTCAAACTTATACCTTCTCTTCCTGACACAATTTGCAAAGCTATAGATTTATTCGTGGTATTAAATGTTTCTAAATCAGTACATATATTTTTACCATATATTTTTTTTATAGCATTAAGCTCCTCTTTAAACTTATAAAATATTCCTATTTTTTGAGAACAGAAGTTGTCATAAATAAATTTAGCTTTAAAAGTATCTAACACCATAGACTTACCACTTTCAAACTTAACAGTTCCACTATACATTTGGTGTAGTTTTTGCATTAGCTTTACTCCAGTGTCAGCAAGAATAACATCTTCCTTACCCTCAATAACTAAATCTTTTTTTAATTTACTGCAAAGATTCATAATCATATCAGGAGCATTAACATAAATAATGTCTTCGTTTATCTTTGATTTAAAACCTGCTTCTCTTTGTGTATAAGAAATTGTGTATGGTTTCATTTGATCCAGGATGCTTTGTTTTCCTGTTGAGTAATCATTTACTATAAACCCACCTATTCTTTTTGTTTTAGGAACAACATAATCTTTAGCAAACTTATAAAAGTTTGTGTATTTACTAAATGGACTTTTTATTAATCCATAAACCTGATGGTACATTTGACTAAATGATTCTGGAGTAGGAGTTCCAGATAAAAATATAACATAAGGATCATTTTTTATTATTAACTCCTTTACTTGTTTTGCTCTTTTACTTGGTTTAGGGAACGCACCCATACTGTGTGACTCATCACAAATTATTGCACTCCAACCACGTTGGTCTATCTTATGAAGGGATTCGTAGTTTATTACAAGCAGTTCGTAGTAAGGTTTTAGCATTTCAAAATCTTTGTAAATACTAGTAATTGCTTTTTTCTTTGTAATAAATAATACTTTATTTATATTTTTTATCTTATCCAGGATTCCTAATGAAGTAAGAGTTTTTCCTGTTCTAACCTCCATAGATAAGTATATAAATTTTTTTTCATTTATTATTTTTAATGCTTTATTTATAATATTAGATTGATACTTTCTAAATTCCATAATTTAAAATTTTTACTGAGGCCCATTGTTTTGGCAATAAATAAACCTCCTTATTTATTTTTGGAGATTCAGTAAAATATGTTGTTGGAGGACAACTCATATCTTCTGTAGATAATACGTTTATGTCTATTTCGTTTAGCCAAAAAATATAAATTCCTGTTGGATCTTGTACTAAATAAAACTTATGCTCATATTTTAGAAACGAGCTTTGCATAAGCCTTTCATATTTTTTTTTCTCCAACATCATATCTTCATAATGTTTTGTTCTAAATTTCATTTCCATTATGCAACCGTTTCTTTTTTTGGTATAACCTATGGCATCATAATGTTCATAGTCCATACCTGTATGTGATAATTCCCAACCAAATATTTCATTTAGAAAATTTATTATTGCAATTTCTTTTTTATGAATTTCACTAATCATTGAGTTGTTTTTTTATTTTTAATAATACGGCGCATCTTTCATATTCCTCTGTTTCCTCAAAATATGCTATTAAAATATCTATAGATGATCTTTTTACTTTTTTACTTATATCGTGAATAAAGAACTCTATGTCTGTAATTACTATGTCTTCAATTTTTATGTCATTTACAATAACATCGTAAGAATTTAACATAGCCCAGTGCAATTCCTCATCATCATACTCATCAAAAACACCCTCGAAAGGATCATATTTATCCATAGTTTTCTCGCAGGTATTTGTAGACTTCTGGCAATTTCTCCATTGCTTTTTTCTGTGATTTATATTCTATTTTACCTAAGTGTTCTTTACTATATAAAGTAATGTTTTTTTTTGAATCATAAAATTTATCCTTTCCATTTGTTGATATTCCTCCTTTTCTAATTGCTATTTTATAGTGTATTATATCTATTGGTTTTATATAAACTTGCCAATCGTTATCAATACACCATTTAAAATCAGAACTCCAACTCATCTGTAGGTTTTACTTTTATATTTTTATCAGTATATATTATCATCCATTTTCCGTTCATATCTCTGTCTTCAATTGGTTCTATACCTGTTATAAAAATAGCATAAGCTTTTAACCATTTATAAAACGCAGTCCTGGATATTGTCATTTTAGCTTTTGGAGCATAATCAGGATTGTCTTGAATGAATTCTAAATATAATTCATTTTTGTAAATTTTTTGATCAAATTTCAAGGAATCGTGTTTTGCAATTCCATCAATCAACCCACACCATTCTATAAACTCGTGACAAGTTTCTGCTGATAGTTTTCTTATTGATAAGTTTTTAAACTCAGATTTTAATAATCCGTTTTTAAGATAGAACATTAAATTTTCTACCATATAGTTATCAAATATACACCATTCTTCTTGAGACCATTCTGAGAATAAAAGTTTACCGAATTCCACTAATGGTGTAAAATCTTTTGTATAGAATTGTTTAAATTCTAACTCCCATTTTCTTCTCTCAAATGAATTACCCTTACCTTTTATTGCGTAGTTTGTTGTTATTGCAACCTTTGGAGATTTATTAAATGGTATTTTAATTGCATCTTTATTTTTCTTTTCAAGTGTTAATCCTTCCGTAACCACACTAAATAATCTTTCAAAGTCAAAATGTTTTTTCACATCATCAAAACACAATACTTGTGTGTCAGCAGATACTAATTGATATGCAAATGATTTCTCAAAATTAAAAGCTTTACCATCAATTACAACTAATTTTTTCATTTGGTTTATGGCATTCATAAACAAACCTTTACCCGTTCCACCTTCAGGATTCTCAGAGATAACCTCATCGTTTAAAATGACAGCAGGACAATATGAAAAATTCTTATATGCGTGTAACAAATAACCTATAGTACTTTCCATAGATCTTACAGTTAGTTTATCGCCTCCTGCAATATTACTGATGAAAGTTTTGTAATCACATTCATATGTATCACAAAGATCAAAGTCTCTATCTATAACCTGGTCTTTCCAAACGTAACCACCTAAATCTAAATAATCAATAGCAGTCTTGCTGTCTTTTTGAACTTTTACTGCACAGTTTCTGTAATATAAGTAGGCAGTATTTTTGTCATCTTCTATAAAATAAACATCTACTGTTCCAAGCAGAGATAAAAATTCTTCTCTAAAAAATCTTGTCTTGTCTGCAAAATAATTATATACAGACATATCATCTAATACCTCTAAATATCCCAAAACAAAATCTTTTATCTCTTCTTCGTTTGTGTGGTCTATTAAATTATTAGTTACTCTTACAAAAATAAAGTTTTTACTGCCTTCTGGAGCATACTTATAAAAACCATTATCCTCTAGGAATTGTCTAAAAAGATAGTGTATTATATTTATTACACCTTTTTCGTTCTTAGTCCAAAATCTTTTATCAGTTTCATCTTCCTCGATTGTGTGAATCACAGAGTCAATAACCGCATCTTCAATATTTGATTCAGATAACTGAAGACGAATTTCTTTTTTTGATACTCCACGTTTGAGTTTCATTCTTACTTGATTTACCTTATCCTCATCTTCATAATATTTAGATCCGAAGTTTTGAGTGTGTAAGTATGCAGAGTTTATTGTGGTCTTAATTTCAGAGGCTGAGAAGTCACTTGATTCAAAAGATGACATAATGTATTCAGCTAATGATTTATTGACTCCATAGTCGTTAAAAGCGGCCGCAAGTACATAAACGTTATTGTTTCGTTCTCCACTTTTTAATCCATACTTTTTATCCCACCATTTCATAAGTATATCTACAATTTTATTTTCATCTGTGACAGGTATTGTAGGTCTTGCAGTGTATTTGTCTACAGGTTTATATTCTTGTTCCTCAATTTTTTTCCAATACTGAGAGTTTTCATTTAAATAAAGAAGAGGGTCGTAAGACTCGTAACAAACTCGTGATATGTTTTTAGATGTTTTGTCAAAGTAATCTGACTTAAAATATTTTTCTAGAGATAAAAAATATAGTTTATGATTTTCAGGTTCTTTAGGTATTTTCACTAATGCTTTTAAACCATTACCACTAGGTGAAACAAAAACAGAATATACATATCTATCTTTAGATAATCTTTCTTTTTCAGAAATCATATCTTTTTTTGTATTGTAACCATCAAAATCTAAGCATATAAAACCACTATGCTCTAATATTGAATCATCTGCTCTTTTTTTAAATGTTCCTGAAAAGCAAATAGCAGGTAAGTTTTTTTTAAGCTCTTGTCTTACATTTTTATCTTTTTCTTTTCTTATTTGCTTTATAAGTTCTTTAGATTTACCATCTTTTATCCTATCCAGGATAGAGTTCAATTCTCTATAAAAAGGAGTCGAGGTGTCCTTAATATTTCTAAATATTGTTATTTTACTTTCTTCCATTATGTTGATTTTGTGATCCTATATATATATATATAGTTTTTTTAATTATATTTTTTTATTTGCCACATCTAAGGGAAAAAATTAACATTTCTAACATAGATAAGGCAAAAGAAAAGGGGAGTTGCCTCCCCTATACTTAATAGTATACCTTAAATTAAAAAGGTAAATCTGCAGTTTTCTCTTCCTTTGCAACAGGCTGATCCTCTTGTTTTTTAGGTACAAAAGTATCTAATTCAACATAAGGTTTCCCTGATTTTGCCGTAAGTACATTTAAATTTACCCAACCATTTTTATGATTAGCTTTTAAAAATGTAATAGCTTCTTCAACTTTTACGCTGATGTTACCGATTACGAACTCTGGTGCGTTTTCTCTTCTTTTGAAAAGAAATCCGTCTGCAAAAATTTTGTCTTGTGACATAATATAAAGTATTAATTTTGAGTGCTTAGTAGGAGAAGCACATCTGACTCCTTTTTTATAAATCCTGTATAGTTATATGTTGAGATATTTCCATCTCTGCATTTTCTGTAAAAAAGTTGTTGTAAATTTCAATAGCTTTTTGAACTTTAGTTCTCCCACCAATTAAAAACTCTTCAGTAGGAGTAAAAATACCTAATCTTCCAGAAACCTTGCAAACTACATAGAAAATTACAGGCTTACCAAATATCTGTTGATATATGTAGGCTTGACTATCGTAATTATAGTCACGAGAACTCCACTTAAATTTATCTATGTTTGATGTTGTTTTTATATCAATTAAAATATCAGGTGTTATAATATCTGCTTTGCCCTTCCATTTCAATCCAAAAAGTTCAGTAATTCCTGGTACTTCATATTTATTTAATGGATTAAATATATCAGAATAAAACCTAAAGTTTGATTTCACTTTGTTTATTAAAAAATCCAAATGATCTTGCTCTTTTTTAAGTAATAGAATTTTACCTTCTTCAGCCGAAGCTTCTTTATATAATTTTGTAGACCTAGTTGATGAGTCTATAATATTAAACATTCCTACTTTTTCTGGCTCTAATATTGAAACGTGAAAATATCTACCTGCAACCATTGGTACAGTTTCTTCTTTTCCTTTCCCGTATTTGTGTGGCTCTTTTAATAAAGTCCATATGTCAGAGTTTGACATATATTGTTTGCCAAACTCTCCATAATATTCTTCATCGTTCTGTAATTTATCTAATATCTCTTTTTTAGTTAGCATAGTAAGAATTTAATTCTTTCTTATTAGATGCAGGTATCGTAAATCTATCTTCTAGATTTTTTATAAGTTGAGCAAAAGGAACTGTCTTGTTGCTTTTTATGTAAGAAACACAGTCTGCCCAATTTTTATGAGTCTTTTTTAAAGAAGGCTTTTCACTTTTCTTTACAGGTGGTTTTTCTTCAGAAACATCAACTAAGTCTTCTCCTGCCCATAATGATAAACCTAATCCGTGCATTCCTATAGCTTTTACCATAGACCTTTGTATCGCCTTGTTTACATCAAAAGATGTTACACTTTCTACTTTTATAGACCTGTTCTGATGATTCATAATAGGCAAGTAATCAATATGTTCTACTCCTCCAATAGTTACACCAACTTTTACATAAGCAGTGTTTCCATCTGTAAAGTAGTTTAAACCTGTATGGTCTGATTCGTATACTTTTCTGTTTGCATCTGGGTACTTGTCTTTTATAATCGCCCAGGCATATGCCCAAGACAAATAATCAAATCTTCCCTTTTTTTCAATCTTATCCTTAACATTAATAGATGCTAATGCTTTGAATGTAGTCATAGTTTTTGTCATAATTTCTCTTTTTTAATAATTTGTGTGTATTTTTTTATAATGTTATCTCTCTTTTGTTTTAGGTAATCGTAATGTTTTTTATTATTTCTTTGATTTACCTCGTTCTGTATTTTTTTTGTAATAGTGTCAATTTGTTCTTTGTAAGTTCTTTTTAATATATGGAATACACCATTGATAAAACCTTTATCTAAAAAATAAATATAATCATCATAGTCTATCTCCTTATAATTTAAGCTACCTTTTTTTGTGTTGTATATTTTTATTCCATCAGCAGAGTTAACGATCTTTATACCTTTAAATAGTATAGAGTCATTATGTTTGGTTTTTATTTTTATGCTTTTAGAATCTAAATCAGCTTCTTCCCAGACCTTATATAAACTATCTAAAGGGTTTAACAACATTGCTCTGCTTTTTCTAAACATTTTGAAATAAAAGATGTAACATCTCTATCTTTTTCAAAGTCAATAGTGTTTTGTACTATATGTACACCTTGTCTAACATTTTCGTAAGTTGTGCTATAACCCTTGTTGTCCATAAGTGAAACAATTTGATTTATTGTCATTGGTCTTTGGTAACATAAATTATAAAGCATCTGTCTCGCTTTTGCTAACTCTCTTTTTCTTGATGAAGAAAACAATTCGTTTTCACTTAAATCTAATCCATCACAGATGAGTTTAACATACATATTAAATATTCCTTTTTTCATTATTTTTTTTTGTGTTTATAATTATATTGATATTGTGTTCCCAACATTGTAAAGTATTCCTTCCAAATAAACTCTGTTGGTGTAGGTAGCAAAGGTCTATTGTCCTGCTCTTCCTCTCTGATTTCGATAAATTTTTCGCTTGATTTTCCCATTTGATTATAATTAATTTGTGTTTGTAAAAGTAATTAATTTAAAGTTAATATACAAGTAATTACTATTATAATTATCATTACAATAGATATAAACATAACCTTGTATGACTCTTCCATTTTTTTAGGACTTCGCCCTTGATTGCTTCTGTACTGCCTAATTTTTTTCTTTATTTTTTTCATATTTAAATTGATCTAATTTTTGTTGTAATTTTCTAATTAAATTAAAGTTTGGTTTTAATTTTAATTTTTCAAATAAAATCTGTTTTATTATTTTTTTCATTCTACTAAACTTATTATTACGTTAGTCCATTTCCCACCCTTTTTAGATTTGTTTACTAAAAAGTCTATTCTACTGATCCACCTCTTATTCATTCGATCTTCTATTGTCCAGATTCCATTCATTTCTTCTGCGTTTTCTACAAGAATCTTTTCACCCATCTTAAAACCTAATTGCTCTAAGTCCCTACTTACTGCCACCCACCTATGCCCCTGTGGGTTATCTTCGTTTATTTTCTTTCCACTAGCAGTAGTTAAATAATCTGCATTACATTGTTCTGGAGTTGCGTGGTATATTGTAGCCGTTACTAAAAAACCTTGTTCTTCAAAATCGTATAAAAAAAGTGCCATAATTAATAATATTGTTTTCATATTTCTGCTTCAAAAGTTAATATTTCTTCATCGGGGTTATTGTCAAACCAATTTTTGATTTTCATTCCCATCTCATAATCTGCGTATTCGCTTATGTCTTTTTTAGTTACACCATATTCCTTTAAAGTGTCATCATTATAAGCTCTTACTATTTCAAACATTGCTTCTACTTTGTCTATTTGACTTGTAGATTTAATGTGTGCTAATTCTTCCACAATTTCTTTGTAGCTCTCCCTATCGACTTCGTATTGAATAAGGTATGGCTCAATTTCTATTGCTCCAAATCTTTCCCCTGCATTACTTGATTGTACTGCAAACCAAAATTTACCTTCTATGTCTCCGTTGTAATATCTTCCCATAATTTCTATTTATTTATTAATTTATTGATTAGCAACTAGAAAAAGAATCGAACCTTTTTTACTATTCAGCAAGTTTCGCCTCCGTACTTAAACGTGTGGCTTTTCCAAACCTAGTTGTTGTTTAATTGTTTTTATTTTCTTGTGCGTATTCCCAGACCTGCGTATGTATGGCATCATCTACCCAATCCCAATAAAAATCTGTTATATCCATATCGTTTAAACTAACTTCCAAAATTTCCATATCGTTTTCTGGAGGGTTTTCAAAATCTCCATCGTTCCAATAATATTCGTAGTATATTTCTAATTCATAACTGTCATCAGTAACTACATAAGTTCCTTTTACTTTCATAAGTGTCCACCTGTTTTTAATTCATCACATTCATATCTCCATTCTGTTTCCGACTCAGGCTCATTCATTCCTTTATAGTCATCTAATCCATTACCATAAACAAACTCAGATTCATTTAACTTATTTTCAATATCATCAATCCATAAATGTTCGTTGTCGTTGACATAATCTTGAATGTCAAACTCATCGACATCGTTAGGTATTTCTATTTCTATCTCAGCAAATTTATGATAGACTTGTCTTTGTTGTATTTTTACTTTCATAGTTCTTCGTTTTGAATGTTATCTGCATACCTTATCGCAAAGTCATCTGTATTTGGTTTGTTTACAGAAACACACTTTCCGTAGTTTCTCCACCATTCTAATTTAGTTTTGTGTCTTGACTCTATCTCTATATTTATTTTATAAATAAGATCGAGTGCTGAATTCCTTTCGCCTATTAATTGAGAGGTTTTTACTTTCTTTATATCCTTGTCTGATAAATACATAGTTTATTGTATTAAAATATTATTTTGGTTTTCTATTGCCCCGTGTTCTGCCTCTGTTACCCATTTCCTAGCAACATCTATACTTGGTGTATATCGTTGTTCGTTTGGCATTTCGCCCCCATAGTAAAGCGATACTTTAAAAATTTGTGGTTTCATATTATATAGTTT